ATGAAAGACGATTCCACGATGTTCCTGAAGCTGTGACTGTGTACTCAGTTCCTACACTAGAGCTAATAAGAGTCTTTGAACTGTTATACCAAATAATCTCTGGGGTAACTTCTTCCTGACCTCCGCCAAGAATTTGAGCGTAGACGCTAAACGCATAAGAGGTATTTGGGTAGTGAATATCCATGTAGTCTGCATTAGTTGTAGAAGAGTCAATAAGCACTGTTGATCCAGTTGCGCTTACTCGTAAAGAAGTTCCTGATCTATATGCCGTGCCCGATACTGTAGTTCGCGGAACATTGGCTGTGGTTAGGGCGTATGTAAAGGTAAGAGAGTTGAGCAGAGAATCTACGGTATTAATACCAGTAGTTGCCACAGTAAACGCTCCGTCGTAAGGAGAACCTAAACCAGAAATAACAATGGTAGATCCGGCTTCTATGTCGTGACTTACAGAGGTTTCTATTCTCACCACATTTGAGTCTACGGTGTAGTGCGTAATTGTGTACACATCTGAGTCAGGCTCTTGTGCTAAAACATTTATTGACCCAGATCCATCGGTAATGTTCCAAGGAGCTATTGGGGAAGCAAAGTGTGGGTTTTTTAATTCATTAATTCTTGTGGCTTTTAAAGTTAACTTAAGTTGTCTAGCCTCTTCAAAGGCAGTGGCTGTGGCACTATTTTCAAATTGCGCTCCATCAAAATAATGATGTTCTGTGGCTACACTATCAGCAGATGTTATTTGAATAACGGGGACTGCAAAGTATGAGTTAGCTGGGGCGGTAGCGGTAACCGTTGGTCGAGCGGTGAATCCATTTAATACTGTTGTAGTAGAAGATCCAGTGCTTGTAGAAATCAAAGTTCCAAGGCGGTCGTACCACTTTATCTTCAATACAATTCCTCTGACAGTACCAACAGAAGATGCGTAAGTGCTAAAGGTATATTGCTGACCAGCGGTAATTGGAATTCCTTTAAGGATCGGGTTATCGTCCCCGCACTCAATAGTTGTATTTCCAGTGCCCGTGGTTTTACGCACAGATAAAATTCCAGATTGTTTATTTGGATAGCCTGTAGGAGCGGTAGCCTCGGCATAAGGAGCTGGGTACGGAGCTACTTGCGTGTAAGCCTCAGTAACTTTATTGAATCCAGATTGAGCAGCAAAAGAAGTAATAGTAGACGCAACAGATATTGAGGTTGCATCCACCGCTGTAATTGTTAAAGGCAAACTAGAGTTAAATGCTGGGTATGGACTACCGCTTACTGTTACCTTATGATTAACTTTGTAGTTATGCGCTCCAATAACTAACTTAGCAACGCTAGCAGTAACGGATATTTGCGTCACATCTTTTTTTACTAAGCTGTTTATAGTGGCTGTAGAATCTGAAGAGATCCAATGACCTTTGGACTCTTCAAAAGAAGAATCGTTATAATCAAGGAATAAGTTTTTACCTACAAGTACTCCGTCTGTGCTTGGGTTTGGAGTTCCAGCAAGTGGCTCCGGCACTCCATAACCAGTAAACGATTTAATAAAGCTTCTTAATCCGTCTTGACTACCTTTCTTTTTAAAGTTTTCAATGGCATCTCGAAGGATAATTCTGGCTTGTTGGAGTCCTACCTCTGGCTCAAAGTTGATGCCAAATTGTTTTAAGAAGTATGGAATTAAAAGACCGCTGACGCGCTCTAGGTTGTATCGGTCTTCAAGCAAAGCAATTAGTGTGTGGGTTCTATCTAAGTCAAAACCAAAAACAGAAACAAAGTTATAAAGGTCTTGATTGTTCAAGCTTCCAGACGCGTCATAAATTTGTTCCATTTTCATAATGTCTGGTAGTGAATCGTAGACTTTATTTCTATAGTTATAATCTTTTACAGACAAACCAATAACGTTAGATGCTCTTACCCATGCGTAGGCAGTAAGCTCAAATACAAATAGAGAGTAATAATAAAAAGATCCTGGCAGAAGGTTTTGATCTAGGTAGTTAGTAGGATCGGTTTCTTTTGCAGCGTTAACAAGTACATCACCATCAAAGGCATTAACTGGAAATCCGTACGGGTTTCTTACAAGTCTTACTTTTGACCACTCACCCGCAGCGCTATTCCAAGAGAGCTGAATAGTTCCGTAGTCTGTAGGATCAGCAGTAAAATTTGTAGCAACAAAACTTACGGGGTTGTCTGGACCGTAATAAGCTAAGTTGTAATAGTTTAACCCGTAACGTGACATTAGACGAGGATTCCTCCACTTAGGGTAAGGGTAATATCATTTGCTTCTGGTATTTCGTTTACACCACAGATGATGTCGCTAACCGTAAGGATAGTTGATTGACCGGTTGCGGCAGCCGATGTTACGTTAGCCGCTACTAAAGCATAAGAAAAAGTAGTGGTAGTAGGAACTGCGGTGATGATAAAAGTTCCATCAAATGTCGCATCTACGCCAGTAACTTTTACAGTTTGACCTACGGTAAACCCGTGCGCCGCACTTGTAGTTAAAGTTGCTACTGAAGAAGTCAGAGCTTTGTTAGTAATAGTTCTAGTAACATCTTGATCTTGTCTTACTAGTTTGCTTACCTGTGTATAAGCAACGCCCGGTATAGAACTGATTGCAGAGATAACATCTTGTAGGCTGATTCTGTCGTTAAACAACACATTGTCAAAGTCTAATAGTTCGTTAAGGATTGACTCCACAGAAGCTTGGATAGTGCTCTGACGATATTGAGGTAAGCATGTGATAGCCGCGGTTATATTAACACCAACATAGCTAGGTGGTTGGAAGGTAACTGTAGTGTTAGCTGGGATCTTATCTTTTAGATATTCTGTGACATCTGTCTTTAACGCATTAAAGACAGCAGATGGGGTAGTCCCGTCATTCTCAACTCCTTTGTCTCCATACGGAGCAAAGAACACATTAACACTGGTATACACATCTGCAATAGCGGTTGCTTTTGCGATACCGCTTACCTGTAAAGTGAGAGCAGAATAATCAGAGATAGATACAGCTCTGTTTAATGATTTAGTGCTAAGGGGGGCATTGATACGGATTGAGTCAGTTGATTCTGCGTCTGCTCCGCCAGTAGCTGATCCATCATTTGTAGCAGATACATATTGGTTAAGTACAGAGAGTCCATTAACTTGATTAGTTTCAATAAACTTTATTGTGTTTGCGGATACATTGCCCTGTATGCCTCCACCTACGCGATAGGTACAAATAATTTCAGCATTATTGGGAGGAATACGACCGCTTACTCCGTCACCAAAAACAATATAAGTGACGCCATTAGCATTAGTTACAGTCGTGTAAACAGGATCGTACCCTTGATAATCAATAAGGTACGGAACTTCCGTGTATTCAACTCCACCAACAGTTACAGAAGTGCTTCCATTAATTACAGGAGACTCTGATAATTGATAGAGCTGATTAGGTTGTCCGTTAGATGTACCAATAGTTTCTGGATCCGGCGTTTCACCTTGAGTCGCTAACACAGTTGCTGCTCCATCAACAATTCCAACTTTTGCTGGGACAGTTACAGCGGTGTCAGTTTCAAAAACAATACGAGTAGTGTTACCACTTATAACTGTAGTGGTAGAAACTTTAGTTCCAGCAGGTACTGTAATAGGACTAGCTGTTGAGTTTTTAAAAGTCAAAGTCACCGTTGATGCGGTAGCTTCTGTTGGCTTATAACTAAGTAGACGAGCTAATTGAAGAACGCTTTCACGTTGACTAGCTGTTGTGATAAACGCTTCATTAGCCGCTCTATCAATGTAGTAGTTAAGCAGGTCGCCCATGTAAGAGTATGCCTCTAGGATGGTCATACCAAAATCGGCTGGGTCGCGGTTTGTCCACTCAGGTGCGTATTCTGGAATAAGGTTTATAACATCGCGACGAATTGATTCGTAGTCGCGGGATGTGTAATCCGTTTGCGGAATATAGTTTGCCATCAGTCGCTTACCTCCAAAATAACCTCACCAGTTCTGGTAAGGATAGCCGTTTTTAGTTTTACTCTCTGCTCATTTTGACGAGGATTATATTTGTAAAAGACCTCGATCATTAAGTACCCATCTGTTTTATCTGAGTAGGCATCAACTTTAAGTAATTGAAGTTGAGGTAGCCATTTGCTGAAAGCGGCAGAGACAGACTTCCTTATAGATGCCGCAGCCCCTTCATCGTTTTCAAATAGATAGGTTTGAATTTCGCTTCCATATGTAGGGCGCATAATGCGCTCGCCAAGACGAGTCATCAACATAAGGACTACTCGATCTTGCCAAACCTTTGCCTCATCGCTTGTAAACGCAACAGCCCCAGACGCGTCAAAAGAAAAAGGCAATGAGATAGCTTTTTGAGCCATTAGCTTCCTCCGATCCAGAGCGGAAAGTTAGGATCTCCGCCTTCAAACATAACCCACACCCCTTGGCTGGGTTGGGGTTTCCATTTACCAATTAAGTTTAATGTAGCAATTATACCTGGAACCGCTGGGCCAACCCCCGCGTTGTCGTGACTTAGGAAGGTATTAGTGCTGTTAGCAGAGGATACAAATTCAATATAGTCCTTTGCCTCCAGATCCAAAATAAGGCTGACAGTCATGGTGATTTCTGAGTTGTTTCCAGCTAATGTGATTTTGGTATTGCTGTCTGGAATGTCTACTCCGTTTTTTCTAAACCACATGCTAGCTGTACCAGAGTTAGCGGTAGTTTTAATAAACATGGCAGAGAACTGTACAAAGTAGTCGCCAGTCTCTTCTACATAGATTCGTGTCCCATCAAGATACGATTTACTGGTATCGGCTTCTATCCAGTTATTGACTACTGTAGCTGTGTTGACCCCGATGGCTTGATCAGAAGTGGTGTAGAAAGTTCCGTAAGGCCAACTCTTTTGAGCTATGGCTCCCCCGACTGGGTAAGCCCACTCAGTCACTTCACTTCCTAAAACCTGTGGTACAACAAGTTGTACACGTCCCTGATTCTCCGGATCACTGGAACTGTAAACAAAGCCACGGTAGATGCCGTAAAACCTTTTGTCTGGGCTGTCAATACTCATCGAGCAACCCTGCTCAATCTATTAATAACTGCGGAGGACTTTGTAGTTTGAGGTATCACGGTGCTTAAGGTAGAGGTAGCTGACTTCCATGTTGGAGCAGAAACAGATGCGGCTCGACTCCTATTGTTTACCGATCCAAATGAGGTTTCTGTCTGAGGAGTAGACCGTCTACCAGTTTTCTTTAATTGAGTTTTAGGCGCTACTTTTGTTTGTTTAACATTAGGAATTAAAGTTCTTTGGGGTAGGTAGTCGGGAGACAGGATCTCTTTGCTATCCGTCCATCTGTCTGCCTTTCCTAGTGAGTCCGTTCCAACTTCAAGGATAGTTGTATAGCGGTGCCTGTTTAGTTCCTCTTCAACAATGACATGTTCTGTAGACAACACTGTCCAAAAACCAGAATAGGTTTGACCTAGACCATCTAAATAAACAGGGAAATCTGGTCGTAGGGTTGGATCACCAATGACTTCTACCTTAGCTCTATAAGGAAACGCATTCCTAGCTTCAGCAGCTTCCGCCTCGTACTTAGCAACATCAAGACTCGGGGCTACAGACACGGTATCAAATTGATCAAGGATCTCCGACTTCTTTTTCTTTCTAGTTTTTTTATTTGCTTTCTG